GTCAAAAAAAATCCCCCTTGCCGTGCTGACTTGGGGGATCGAAAAGGTATGCCGGGAGCGAATCGGACTTAAACCTTTTCTAAGAGACTGGTTACCGGGAGCGAATCGTTGGCCAGTCTATACATCTGCGCTCTTAGTGGCGCATACATGTAACCTCTGCTACTGCTTGCCAGTTAGCAGGCATGCTCTTACGCAAGTCCGCTACCTTAAGCACCATACGCAAGCTGAGCTCACGCATCTTAGTCTTGTTTGCTTCAATGAAGTCTACTACTTCTGCCTTAGCTGCATCCTCAAAGCCATAGTCATCCAGCATGCCACAGTCACGTACTACCTGCCGAATACGCAGCATCTTCTCACGTACAGTATCAATAGTCAAGTCCAAGTAGTGGCAACGGCTTTCCAATGCTTCCAAATGGTCCTTGAGCTTCTTGCTCTTAACGTGGTCAAACTTAATATTGCTGATAAAGATAGCACCGCCTTTGAACTCAAAGCTATTGGGTACACCTTCACTGCGCAGCAAACGACTGTCCGTGTTCCAATGGATAGTACGCTTCTTTGAGCTGTCTAGCGCAGCCTTGAGAATGTTCAAGCTCAAGTCTTCAAGCAGGATGCTGTCACAGTCATCAAACACTAGAATGCATTTCTTATCGCTAAACTCATACAGCTTCTTGTACAAGCCAATGGCACTCATCGCGCCCTTGACTACTTCGTACTTCTTCAACTTGCCATCATTGGCTACATCTGCAAACACATCATGTCTGCTGAGTACTTTCTCTACACCAAATGATTTACCGACGCCGGGAGGGCCAGTGACAATCATAGCTCGCACATCACCCTTCTTAACAGCACGGGTCATGTCTTCTAGGATTTCAAAACGTTTGCCCAAACGGATCATGATCTCTTCATCAGTCTCCGTAAGTACTTTCTCAATGGGTTCCTGCTCTAGACTCATTGACGAGCCTTTGGTTGCTTTAGCCTGTTTAGTCATCTTCGCCAGTGTCATAACTCTTGCCATCATCGCTCCTTAATTAATTACAAGTTCTAGTATAAGGGCTTGCGCCCTTGGTGTCAATCTAAACGGCTACCTGCGTAGGCTTGGAAGCCATACTTGTTGAATACCTTTGCGGCTGCTTCTGCACCCGCTTCCAAAGTGTCCACGTTCTGAACTGCCATGCCGCTGGGGTTCCAAATTTGAAATGCCTTAGTGTAGTCTTGACGCACACCAGCTGCTTTGAGCATCTTGCCCAACCGGGTGTTGCCTTTCACGTGCATGATGTTGGTCCAGGCAAAGCCGCAGGCATACTGGTCTTTGCCACCCAGCCGGTCGTAGAAGAATTCCATTGCAGCCTGTTTGGCGGCAGTTTGGGCTTCGGCTACGATGTCGTTGATCTGTTCTTGAGTGTAATTGAGTGCAGACATGTTTCGCTCCTGTTTGCGTTGTTGAAGTAGTTATTATACTATCGGAGGGTGGGGTTGTCAACCAATCGTTGGCGCTTTTGGTTGATGAGTTCTTCGCCCACTAGCCAAATGCACAGGATGCCTAGAAAGATCCACAGCTCCATGGTCATGTAGAATGCGTAAAGAACGGCTTCAATCATATTAGGCTCCCTAGTGAATAGCATCAAAGTCTGCACTCAGTTCAGCGTACTCTCGCTGACGTGCTTCTTCGGCAATGCAAAGATCCACATAGCTGATAGTGGGCTCTGCGAACACGATTTCGCCATCGTATTCTTTCTGTGACTTCTCAAACCAGCTGAGGTAGTCATCCTCTTCGATGTGGGTGCCAATAACGGTGCTGCTTGAACCGTTGTCCGACCAAGACACTTCCTGGCCCAACATGAACAACACATGGTCCACATCCACATTGTTAGGGATGCCGGTGACCTTGTACTCACTGCCGCCTTTGGCTTTCCAGTACTGAGGGCACTCACCCGTACCGTCCCAATCGTGGGCGCCATAGTTCTCCATGTACTGCGTGTCGATTACTAGCATCATAAGGTTCGCTCCTTTTGTTTAACTTAGCCTATAGTATAGCGCATTTGGGCTGGCTTGTCAACCGTTTAGTCCCAGGATTTTTTATCGCCGAACTGCTCGTTCCACTGGTAGCCTGCGAGGTAGGCTTGGACTTCTGCGGGTGTAAGCTCTGTGACACGCTCGCTGGTGCCAGTGCCGCCTACATAGAAGTGTGGGTCACGTGGACGGCCATAGTAGCTGTCTGCTGAGCCGCGGTCGAAAGGACCACCGTGACGGGTATCGTATTTGTCTCTAGATTCTAGTGTAAACATAGTTCGCTCCTTGTTAACTTAGCCTATAGTATAGCAAATTGGGCTGGGTTTGTCAACCAAAAAGACCCTTTAGCAATCAGGGTCAAAGTCGTGCCATTCTTGAGCTTCGTTAGGTTGGCCATCATCCTCGTCCCAGGACCAGTTGTCACCACCTTCGAAACCCGCACCTGGGCAGTCAGTGATCAGGACATACTGGCTACCATCTTCACGGGTGAAGACTTCAACCATGTCCGAGCAAACTAGACCTTGGTACTCCATGTTCATGCTCATCTGCACTGGCATGTCTTGTGGCATGCCTTGCAAGATTGCAATCAACTCGCTAACTGTTACTGGATGGTTCATCATATTTCGCTCCTTTGTTTCTTACTATGCCACAATTATAGCAGTTTGGGCTAGGGTTGTCAACCAAAAGAGTGTTGTATTTTTGCAACAACCGAGTGCGGGAATGGTGGGCCCCCGGAGAGTCGAACTCCGCACCAATGGATTATGAGTCCACTGCTCTAACCAACATGAGCTAGAGGCCCTTTGAGTGTTACCTACTTAGTTCTTTGACGACGGTGTAGTCACCATCTGCGGTTTCTTCAAACACCTGAACAAAGTCAACACCATCGTTGAATGTTCGTTCAGCTAGTTGAATTGCTTCTTTTTTACTGGCAGTGGTTTCGATGAGTTCTTGATGGCCGTCCATTTCGGCCCAAACTTCATACTGAGTCCAATTCATTGTCTTGCTCTTGATTGTTTAGTAGATCACAAATGCGTTGCGCTATTTGGTTAGCTTCGTGTAGATTGTCTCTAGCTATGATACATAAGACGCGGCCTTTCGGAGTGCTCTTGAAGTCACGAATGACAACTCTGTTGGGAGTGTAGTCGTCACTTACAGAGCACCCGAACCGCATAGATTAGAACGGAGCGTCTTCTAGCTCTGCATCAACCTTGGTAGTCTTCTTGGTCACGCCAGGGGCTTTGACTGCTTTGGTTGCTTTGGCCTTAGGAGCAGGAGCTGCCTTAGGTGCTTTGGGAGCCTTGTCTTCCAAGTACTCAGTGATAGCTGCTTGAGCAGCAGCATCCGCAAACTCAGCCATAGTCTGAATCTGCTTGACTGCTTCATATTTCGAAACAGCAGTATCCAACTCAGCGAGTCGAATGTCTTCGTGGCCGCTCTTAGCCAAGTTCTTGATTCGCAGCATATCAGTTGCGAAGCGAACTTTGTAACCCAGTTCAGGGTGCTTTGAAACGCCAACGATGTTAAAAAGTTTATCTGTAGCCATGTGTGTGTACCTCTTTCTTTGGTTTAAGTTATATGCCAGTTTCCTTAGCATGTTCAAATTATATTACCTTTTTGAGCGTTTGTCAACCGTTTTCTTTGTCTTTTGGGCAACCGGTTTTTTGCTGGATTCAAACTCCTTTCGAACGTAGAATTCAATCAATTGGTTACGGATCATAATGGTTAGATCCAAACCTGTGTCATCTGGGCAGATAAAACGGACTGGGCAGTGTCCCCAAGTCCGTTCTTCCAAGAATTGATAATACCAACGCCTATGAGCCTTGTTGTTAGGATCAAAAGCAACCAGGGGACGACAATAAAACTCTAACTTACTCACGATCCTTAATCCAAGACCTTAAGATCTGCTCTAACTGGTCCATGGCCTCTTTACTTGGTATCATGTGGTTCCAATCCTTTCTTTTCTACTCCGTCCTCGTACCATACTTGGACTTCATCTTTTTCTTCTTCTTCATACTCAGCGATACACTCGCTGATACCATACGAATCATCTAGGTGTTCAGGCAACATATCGCGAACTTGTTCGCTAGACATTCCACCAATTTCGTAGAAGTCATCGTTGCCGTTGTCCCATTCACCACAGAACGCCATGCCGGGTTCGTAGTAGGTAGCACGGATGTTGAAACCCAAGTCCAACATCTTCTCGTAGGCCATGCAAGGGGGTGCCCATGCACTGTCAAAGGACATGATTAGGCCGCCTGGGATATCCTGCGGAGGATTATAGTCATCACCACCGACATCCCACTTGGTGCCCCACTCGTTGACGCAGAAGTCATACCAAGTGGTATAGCCATACTTCTCACGGTTGGCCTTCTCCTGTGCTTCCAGTTCAATCTGCTTCGGGCCGTTGTCAGCACCTACACGGCCTGCCACGATGTGTAGTTCTTTGGGCACGGGCACGAATTCGTCTAGCAATCGACCTTCCATGAATGCTGTTCGCACCCGCTCAATCATTGCAGGATCTTCGTTCCTATGTTATTTAATTGAATTCGTAAAAGGTTACGCTTGGATCAATGCTTTGCAATTCGCGAGCCGCACGGGTCAGGAACTGGTAGCGTTGCTGGACTTGGCTACGAGGCAGTTCGCCATCACAGGTCAAGTTCTCTGGGCTGAGGTCAGCGTCAATGCTGTCTGCAATCTTCTGGCGGTCTGCAGCATTCAGCAGGCTGAGTGGTTTGTTGCCAAACAGGGCACCCCAACGGTTCTTGCCATCCACATACTGTTCAATAGTTGCAATGTTCATCTGTCGCTCCTTTTGTTTAACTTAGCCTATAGTATAGCACCAAATCAGGAACCAGTCAACCGGAACTTTTGAATAACCTGGTCAGCTTCAGGGGTATCAGAAAGGCCCATGCCCTTGCGGTAGCCCTCAACCAACTCCATTCGCATCATTTCTACAATGCCCTCGCACTCGATGCGTTCGCGTTTGGGTAGGGTAGCGATGAACCGCTCAACATCTTCCCATTCTTCAATGCTCCACATGATGTCTGCCAAGACCTTTTGGCGCTTGTTCAAGCCTGTGAGTTTGATTTCGAATTCGTTCATGCTCGCTCCTTGTTACTAAGCCTTAATTATAACACCAAAATCCAAACCTGTCAACTGTTGACAGTACTGAAGGAGTCAGCAATGCCATTCATCTCCATCCATGCGTAGACGTACTCTACGGGGATGTCCAGGGTCTTGGCAATGTTCTTCTCAGTCATGCCTTCAATGTACAATGCTTCAATGTCGTATTGATACATATCTAGTTCTGCCATCTTACTCATCGTAACACTCCTCTCCCATTTGGGTTACTTTTTCAATGATAACTTCCAAGTCGAGGATGCGAGCTGTTTGGTCTTCGTTGCTTACACCCTGGAAGGCTGTACGGAACGATTGGTTCTCAGCAAGGAAGTCAAACACATCTTCACGAGCCCAATCCTCTGGAACTTCAAGCTCTTGCATCAGCACCGTCTCAACATACACTTTCTTCATACCGTACTCCTGAAGTTTGTCACGGGCCGAAGCCCGCTTTGATTGAAAGCCTGTCACGCTGTTTCCTTTTTGCTGAGCTTCTTCATTGCTGTGCTCAAACGCTTCCAAGCACCGCCGCTTCTGTCTTTGTAAAACCACTTGCCGCTTTGCTGATCCTCGTCATACTTGAACAAGTAGAAGTATTCGCACCAGCTGCCGTCGTAGTATGCCAACGCTTCCTTAGCTGACTCAAAACGCTTATACGGAGCGTTCTCGCCTCTGTCGCGTGTGTAAAAGGTGCAGCGTGTGTCTTTGTATTCGTCTACATCCAAACGCTCGTCAAAGGGGTGCTTGTCGCCAATGTTAGCACCCAAGCTAGACAAGTCGCCCAGGGCAATCAAGTTATTAACCTTAGGACTTGCTGTGTAAAATTCGTTGAGGATAAAGCCGTTGTGCTCCAAGTATCCGTCCCAGTGGCAGTAGATGCTTTTAACTGCTTTGGTGTTGGGATTTTCGATAGCAATCATGCTGCGTGTGCCCATAAGTTTCGCTCCTTAGTTGCTGTTGATGTGTGTATTATAACGCCTTTTGGGTTAGGCGTCAACCTCTTCAGTTTCGCACTGGCCGTCTGCTTCCATCAAGCATTCCAATGCATCGCGCACTCGGTCGCTAGTGTCCAGGAAAATAGTGTAGTCACCCAGCTTGCGGATGTCTTCGTCGTCAATATATTCAAACCCACCGTAGTAGTTGAAGCTACGGGCATCGCCGTCTACGATAATGCAGTCCAAGTTCTCGCCTACATAAGCACGGCCGCAACGGATATCCAAGCCCAGCTCGTTTGCGCTTACACGGCGCAAGCCTTGTACATGACGCTCCACAGCGTATTGGATTTCGTCAATCATTTCTAGTGTGTCTGTGAATTGCATAGTTCGCTCCTATTGCGTTGTTGATGTGTTTATTATACTGCCTTTTGGGCAGAGTGTCAACCAAAGACCCTTATTCCTCTAGGGTCTTTGCAAATTGCATGAGCTCCATGTATGTGTCCTCATATGCATTTGTAATCTCATTTGGGAGATCTTCAAAATTATCGCTTACATACTGTAACGCTTGTGTGAGGGACATTCCGGTATCTCTGACATAGTTTGCAAAAACTACTAAATGATGCTTTGACATTTACTTCCTTTACTGTTTAAGCATATATTATAGCGCACTTAGCCCAAAATGTCAACCCCACGCCTTGAATAACCCTGCTAGCCCAATGGCTATTGCTACAAGGTTGACAATCAGCTGTGGAGTGTTACGCACCCGCACAGTCCACACCAAGTAGCAGATGCCTCCAAGTACTCCGCACAAAATGTTCCAGGGGTGTAGCTGTGGGTAGAAAGACATTAGCACGTACATCGTCAGCAGACAGGCAGTGCCTGCCCACTGTAGTGTATTGTTAAGCATCCATGTCCTCTGGGTTGTTCTGTTGTATATGCTCTAGCAGTGTTTCGCTAGCATCTTCAATTTGGCTGTGTATGTAATAGCACTCGTCACTGGCACCCATTGCCTGCTGTACTAGTGCGTCTGCTTTGTGTAGCAACTCTACAGCCTCAAGCATTAATGCGTTCTGTTTGTCGTTAAACATCCATTGCCTCCTGTAAGCTGTCTAGCCCAAACTTAGCTTCCCAGCTGCGCAAAAAGTCTGCTCCTATGTCAAAGCTAACATAGTCGTCGCCCTGCATACCCTGCTCGCTATAGCACAGGTCTACCACAAGCCCTTGCTGTTTAATAAACGCCTGCAGGTCTGCGTAAAATTCACTGTCCGTGTAAATTAGTCCGTCAGTGTCAACGTTCCAAGTGTCTGTATTAAAGTATACAGCAAGCTCGCCGCACTCTTTGTCGTCACTAGCCCAAATAACACGCATGTCTACAATCTCAACAGGCTTTGCTACAGTACTCCAATAGCCATCGCCACAAGTGTTAAAAACAATTTTATCCATTATTCGCTCCTTCAAAAAAACAATTATAGCATTAATCCACGTAGTAGTCAATTTCGTCTGCAAGCCTGTTTAGTGTGCTAGTCAGCTCACCCAGCACGTCATCACCCTCTGCTAGCTGTACGCCGTCGCATTGTGCCTCCAACAGCAGGGTTTCCAGCTCTGCAATTTTAGCAAACAGTTGCTCTTTAACAGTCATCTTCGCTCCTTCTTACTATGCTGCAATTATAGCGCACCCTGCCCAAAATGTCAACTATGCGCTATAAAGACCCTACAGTTTACTCTACTATTTGAATGTTGTTTGTACGCAACACTTTAGAGGCTATTGCTAAAGTATTATGCAAGTCCTCTAAACTAATGTCTCCGCTTACATAGTCGCAGCTTTTTTGTACAGGGAACTTATAACTTCCGTTTTTAGAGATTTCTGTTACATTAAATGCAATTACTAATTTATAAAGTTCTGGGATTTTGCTTTTAACTAATTTTGCTTTTGCAAGGGTTTGTTTTGCTTTGCTAAACATTTGCGCTCCTTTTGTGTCTGTGTGCTAGTATTATAGCGCACTCAGCCCAAAATGTCAAACGCTAGAGGGAATACCCTACCGTTTTAGTAGGGTATTCTTGATAGGTGGGCCCCGGGTTGGCCTGCAAATAGTTCCCCGGGTTTAAGGCTGGAGCCTAGGACTGCCAACAGCCACCCATAGCCTTTACGCCGCAGTCAGCATACTCAGCGGAACATTGTAGGTCACGTTCTTGCTGGGGATGAACACATCTGCCTTCTTAATCTTAATCTTACGCACCGTGCCCACTACAGTACCGCCCAGTTTGGGATGGGTAATGGTTACACTATCACCAGCCCTAAGGGCTACACTGTTGAGGCGGGCAGTCTTACTACGGGCGAACTTGACGGCATCTTGTATGCTGTCCAATTCTAGGGCAGTGAAGTTACCGCTGATGATTGCTGAGTTGATTGCCTTAATGTCCATTGTCGCTCCTGTGTGTGTTTAAGCCTTAATTATACTATCATTCGATCCAGCAGTCAACCGCTCGTTCGATAGTGGATTCCAAGCCCCCAATGTAGTCACCCTGGAAACCGTTAGGGTTGGTAAGCACTAGCCTATTACCTGACAGGATTGCCTCAATCTTGCCTGACTGCTCTATGTCGCTTTTAAAGCAGACCCAATCTCCAACTTTCACTCTCTGTCCATCAACTGTAGCCATGTCGCTCTCCTTACTGTATCTATATTATAGCACCGCCTGCCCAAACTGTCAACCGCAGATGTAGCAGGAGTGAATGTAGCATTTGGACCCATACTGGGCTTGGACCATAGCCCTTGCCCTAAAGTCATCAAACGCACTCACCTGCGTGGTTACCCACTGTAGGCTACTGTCTGCTCCTTCAACACTGAAGGTCACTTCATATAGTTTCATCATCACATGCTCCAATAGGATTCTGAACTGGGCGAACAATAGTAGGGCGTATCATACCGCTCCTTAAACTCTGCACCACCCATTAGGTTCCGCTTGACCACATAGGTCTCGTGTATCTCATAGCGGAAACCCTGACTCGCCCGCCATGTATGCTTGACAGTATGCTCCAGCATGGAGAGGTTGTCAGTGTCATAGTCTGTTTTCATGTAAAGACGCTCGCCCTTTTTGGTACGGGCATCCTTCTTATAGATTTCAACGGTATACATGGTGTCTCCTTAGTCCAGCAGGGTCATGTAAGCTTCAGGGTTCTTACGGCTAAACCAATCCAAGCCCTTGCGAACACCTGCATAGTCGCCCATGAGCTCACAGCCTTTGATGTAGTCGTAGACAGCAACCTCTTCAGGTTCCAAGACCACGCACTCGCCTGAGAATGGGTTCTGCACCTCTACAGGCTCTTCGTCCAGGATCATAATGCCAGGGAAAAGTTCTTTTACAGTCTTCATCAGTCGCTCCTTTTGTTAACTTAGCCTACAGTATACAATCAAACGGGCTTGATGTCAATCATGCGACGCACGAAGCCCGAAGTGTCCTTTTTAGCACGACCCTTGGCCTTAAGCCCAGCAATCACACCCTTAGGGTCCAAAAAGCGCAAATCGTGCTCGTCTGCATTAATAACCTCTCGGCCCATGTACTCGCTGGGCAGCTTGTCAAACACCGCAGCCACGTTCATGCCCGCACTCACTGCCTTTGCCACATCAGCATCATTGCCATCAGCTGCTGAAAACGTCAAGTGGTAGTTCTGCAAGTGGGCAATCTTACGACCCAGGACCTTAGTGTAGTCGTAGAACTGTACTTGGGGGAACTTTTCAATAATGCCATACTTTTCCCAAGCCAAGTCGCTAGTACCATTCAAACGAAACACGGGCGTCAAACCCAGCTTCGCAGCCTGCCGAATGCCCAGCTTGATGTCTGCTTCTAGTGCAGCCATAAATGCATCTCGCGCTTCAAAGAACATACGAGTCTTACGAATGCGAGCCTGCTGGATGATGTTGGTGTTTTCACCCTTACGGAACATGCCACCACGCCCTGCCGTATTAAGGCATGCACTAGTACAGCCAGCGGTGCGCTTAGGGCATGTCTCCTTACCAGACAATGTAGCAGGTGCAAGGTGCAGGATGAAGCTGAGATAACCCAACTTCGTACCCTTTTGGATCTTGGGATTTGCTGTGGAAAGTAATTTCAAGTTTCGCTCCTTGTTCGTTTACTGTAGCCTATAGTATAACAGGATTGGGCTGGCCTGTCAACCATTAAAGATACTGGTCATTGAGTGTGGGCTTGAGCTCTTTTACTAGTCCGCGCTCAAAGTCATAAGCTTCAGCTCTACCGCGTATGACAGCGATAACGCGATGCTCCCAACCCATGTCTAGTCCACCCGTTTTCAAGTAGACATAGAGGGCCCACAGTCTGTTTTCGTTACGAGCACGGCTTAGATGCTTACGCCACCGCTCCTTAACAGCCTTAGCCACTGTGGTGCTACCTTTGCGGGTCAAGCCAATATAGTTCTCTCCACGCTCGCTGACAGCTTCGTAGATGATGTAGTTTGAGTCTTTACGGGCAGTTCTTTTCGTCATGTCATTATTATAGCATTATGGGGGCACCTTGTCAACCAAAATGCCCCGCACTCGTCCGTTGTTTTCGTACAACAGGCCCAAAGACCCTGTTGACAACATGGGTCCAAAATGCTATAATTGCTGCATAATAAGAAAGCAGGTAGACTGTCCATGCGTTCGAACAGGCATTCTGGGGATGGACGGCGAGGGTGCCTGATGGTTCTAGAGTTAGTAAGTGCCAACTAACCGTTGTACAAAAACAACGACCTGGTTGACAACGTGGTTTTTGGCGTTTGGTTGGCGCTGGCCGATTTTTGCAGTTTGCCCCGCCCAAAACCGCCTACACACGATTAAACACAAATTATGAATATGGGCGTGGAGGAGCTGATAAAGGTTTCTCTAACCACCGACATGCTTCGCCTTCCTCAGCAAACACTTCATAACTACAGTATAGGTGATTATATTTGAATATATGCATCTGACTAGACACAGTGCAGAGACTAATATATACACTGTAGTCACGGTCAGCGACTTGTATATGTGCTAGAGGGATCATGCTATTAGCAGTGATTGGCATACTATATTTAACGGTTCGAGCTCCTTAATGAGTCAATAGGATCCTTTCCGTGTCTTAAAGTGCAAGTAGAATGATCTCTAGTGTGAAATAGATCACCTGACCATGCTGTATGATGTCTACAGTGAGGGGAGACTATCAGAAAAGTGCAGAAAAGTGTCAAATTGTGTGATAAAGTGTGACAGATTCTAGATAAAGAGTCAGAATCAAGGTTGGTCATGGGCCGGCATGGCTTTTCTAGAATCCTCATGGTAGGTCAAATTGGGCATAGTTAAAATGGTTACTCCCATTCTCTCGCAGCGGGGCCTATTGCACATATACCGTTCACCTCCGCCTCAACACCCTAGAGCTCGCAGCGGGGTCTTTTGCATATATACTGTATATAGGAGCGAAACTATGCGTGTATACTGTTATTCAACCCATGCCGCCATGGATGTACAAGAGCAGTTATGGCTTGCACTACGCACTAAAGGATGGTTATGTGCCACTCCTATAACGGGCATCAACTACTACTATATTCCCGAAAACCTCTTAACATGGTGTTTGCTTATAGATCCCAGCTTACGACACTATCCCAGCAATGATTGGATTGTCTAAAGCCCAATATCGGCAGCGGGGTCTCCAAGCAATTTAACCGTTTTATTAGGTGCCGCCCATAACCTGAGTGTATAGTATACACATAGTAAGAACTCTAGTACGGATCAGATACTCCAATGCAGCTGTTGTTATTATCAAAGGAACTACTCATGTTAATGGATAAGATTATACAAATTGTTGGTATAGCCCTAGCTTTCTTCATCATATACTATGTGTTAGGTATCAAGTGACCAGTTATACTGTATATAAGATACTAGAACAAGGCTCAAGGCAACTGTTACTAGTCAAGGGATTTGAAGGTGATAGTCATCATATATGTGTATATGATACTCATACTGAACATACTGTAATGCGTATGGTTGAACCCACTATTGCTGAGTTCAAGCGAGCTATAGCACTATTAGAAAGCCAATAAGACTACCCAAACCAAAGCTGACAATACACACTAGGATCACAATGCCTATATATGTGTTGGTGTTATCGATTAAATCTGTCAGCTCTTTCAATTGATCTTCGGAAATCATCTAATACTCTACTGTCAGTACGAAATGCACTAGCCAATTGACTTTCTAAGAAGCCAATTGAATATATCATCTGCTTTCGTGGGTCATTGGGATATCTATCAGCAGCTATTCTAACCAGTTCATTTCTAACCCAACGAACCCAGTCAGCATGTGTCATAGTTACTGTGTTCGAACGTAGTAGCTTTTGTCTACTTGTTCAATTTGCCCAACCCAATCTGTTGCGCCCAACAGCCTGAGCTTATTACAGCGTGTGGCAAAGCTGTCAGCCCATTGTTGTGCATTTTTGGCTGTTGTAGGAGCAGGACCCATTAGATTAAGTTCACGTTGACGTGTGTTTGCTTGGCTACTGTAGGCTGTTACGATATATTCTGGTCTAGTTGACATGGCTGCTCCTTGTATAGATATTTATCTGCGCCCAGAGTTTAGACTGACGGGTTGCTCGGCGGGCTAAACGAATGGATTTGGCTTGACTACAGGGGCGCATCAAAAATTTTCGCGCTCCGCTTCGCGGCTCTATTGGCATATCGCCCGCTCAAATCAGCTTGACAACTTGCCCAAAACACAGTATAATATCAGCAATCAGTCACAGAAAGTTCTTATGAAACTCAAAGTATACAACACACAGTATGACCGTCGTACGGCCTATTTCTTTCCCGTAGATGAGTTCCATTACTATGAAGGTGAGGAAACCACATGTAAATGGGCCAAAAGTCATGAACTGGCTATTCGTACCAATGACAGTGTAGGCTTGCGTATTATACAGCGTAGGAACATTCGTGAAATTGATGGCCAAGCCTATGAGTACAGCGAGGGTGTTGTCCAAACAGTCACTAGGATTGTACAGGGTTCAAAAGGTGCTGAGTATCTAGTTACACTAGGAGCCAATGCCAGCTGCACCTGTCCTGGGTTTACCTTTAGAGGCAGGTGTAAACACACAGAGGTTCCAGCATGAGTGAGTCTAAAAGTATATCAGGATTTATTGAAATCTTTGAAGGTCGGCTAGCTAAAATGAAACTGCACCTTAAAGAAGAATTGAGCAAGGCCAAACATGAACGTGATAAAAAGGCCATTCGACGCATTGTATATGATGCTAGGAAATTAAACAAGACCTTGAAAGAAATGCGTTCGGCCACAGCCAAGAGGTGTCCGCATTGTGGAGAACGATTATGATTAAAGGACTACAGGGCAATATGGGTGTTACAGTATCAGGCGGCAATACAAGCCTGCCCTATGTTGGCCCAAACCCCAATAACCCTATAACGGGTATGCTACGCATCAACAATACAGAACTAGAAGTGTTTAATGGCACCAGCTGGCAAATGATATCAACTAGCTATGCCACTGTAAGTTTAGATCAAGAAACCCAGGACCTGCTGTCATGGGCTAAGGCACAGCGTACCATGCAGTTGAACCGTCTGACTCTAGCACAGAACAATCCAGCCTTAATGAAAGCTCTAGAAGCTATCAAACGTGCAGAAGAAAACTTTGAGCTGTTGGAGCAGTTTGTAAAGTATGACAAGAATCCCCAACACGCCTAGTTGGCATGATCGACTGGACTATAGTTATGAAATTGCTTGGGCTCAAGCCAAGGCTGATTATCTAGCCCAATTTCCCTACTCAATCAAATTTCAATTTGGACCCACACATGGGCAAGAGTTTCAAGAGTTTAATCGTTGGTGCAGTGAACATTTGGGCAACAAGTTTAAAGATTGGTTTATCATAAGTGCTGGCAAAGGTCTATACACACTCTACAGTCGTGACAACAAATGGGCTACAATATTGATATTGACCCACGTTGACAAGATAGTTGATTAGATGTTATAGTTGTATATCTCTTATTAAGAAAGGTCGCTATGCCAAACACCCGTTATGTAAAAGACTTTAGATCTTGGCTACAAGACATGTGGATGCAACATAAGGATGAATTGGATGGGTTTGGCCAAAAGATTACGTATGATGTGTCGGACTATTTTAATCGCTATAAGTATTGGCTCAAACGCGAATACCGGCATCAAATGAGGAAACCAAATGTTCGATAGTATTTTTCTAGTTTTAGCCTTGCTGTTTGTCAAGCATTGGTATGTGGACTTTGTTAACCAAACCGCTGAAGAAGTAGCCAACAAAGGCAAGTATGGCAATGCCCATGGAGTTATGCACAGCATCAAACATGGTGTGGGTACCTTTGCTATCATGTGGTTGTTTTTGGCAGATCCACTTATGGCCATTACTGTTGGCTTTATTGATTTTGTCTTGCACTATCACATTGACTGGGCAAAGATTAACATAAACAAACGTTGGAACTACACAGTAGAAAATCCAAAGTTTTGGACATGGTTGGGTGCTGATCAATTGGCACATTCATTAACTTATTTAGGATTAGTATGGCTAATAGTTTAAAAGTAATTAAAGGTGACCTGCTGGAGTTGGGCAAGGCCAATGAGTTTGACATTATCCTACACGGATGTAATTGTTTTTGTGTCATGGGTGCAGGCATCGCGGCACAGATTGCACGGCAGTTTCCAGATGCACAACTAGCAGATGCAGAAACTATTCGTGGTGATGCAGGCAAGCTGGGCACATATACTGTGGGCATGAGTGGGCGATTGGTCATACTTAATTGTTATACACAATACAGTACCAGCAGTACAGGTGCAGATGTATTTGAATACACGGCCTTTGAACGTGTACTAGACAAAATAGCACACAGGTTTGGCGCATGGCGTATTGGCATGCCATTAATTGGTATGGGTTTGGCTGGTGGTGATGCTGAACGTATCATTCCAATGATTGAATCATTTGCTGAACGTGTAGCACGACAAGGCGGAACTGTAACACTAGTTGAATGGGAGAAGCCATAATGGAACCTAAATATCTTTATACAATTAAATGGACACAGCCCTACGCTACAGACTTCCAACGTCCTTACATGCGTGGGCTACAACAACAAATGGAACAGGTTGTTGAACTGTGGTTAGAGGATGGAGATTATACTGAAGCCAAGCAAGAGATTGAACGGATCATGGCCTTATGATAGACTTTAATTTAAGCCTGTCCAATCCGTTGAGCCGTCGTTGGCGTACTTTGTTTTGCAAGTATGGATTGTTAAAACAGCACAAGGCATGGGAGTTTAACGGCTATGCTACCCATCACATTATAGACGTAAGATTTAGTTTGTCATTTAGAGGAGACCATCCAGGTGTGTTTGTCATGCTTGGGCTTGTAGGCTATGCAGTAGAATTAAGTA